CCAGAAACTGATATATCATAAGTATCTATATCTTGCAATGTATAAGATACATCTCTTTTTGATAATACTCTTATTGATTGCCACTCACAACTTTTTCCACCAAAAGTTAATGAATTTTGTACATCAAGAGAACCAATTGCTAATTTTTCTATATAATCATCTAATTTAGTATCTCCAACTAAAGTATTTCCAGAACTTAAAGTAATACCATTTTCATCTATTGCGGTTCCTCCAATAGAGATAGAACCACCAGTGATACTAATATTAGCAAAACTAGCCTTACCGCCAGAAGTGATTGACCAATTAGTTCCTCCCATAGCTCCATTTGATTTTATGTAAGTAGAGCCATTAGATAAACCTGTACCAGATACAGTCCATCCGCCTATCTTACCAGAAGTAGCGGTAATCTTTCCTTCAAGAATCGCATTCGTACAACTTAATCTTCCGCTTGAAGAAATACTAAAATCATCGCCAAATCTAATTCCAGAAGTGCCAATATAAATATTTTGCTTTTCATTTTCTAAGCGGGTTGCGGTCACTGTCCATCCACCTATTTCCCCATATTCAGCATGAAGTTTACCAGTCCTACTAACGTAGAATTTACCTTTTCCAAGTCCTATTCCATAAGTTCCTAAATAAACACCATCATTTTTAGTATCATTATAAGTTTCCTTACCATTTATTAAAGCATTGCTTTTTATTGTCCATCCATTAGAAGAGCTTCCTATGTATCCAGTTCTTGCAATAAGTTCTCCGCTACTTGTTACTTGAAATGGACAACTTTTATAATCTTTATTGTATGCACCAATAGCAATTCCATCTGTTCCTAAATAAAATCCACTATTAGTAGAATTAAATTTAGATTTTTTTCCACTATATAATGCAGAATGCGTAGTTTTACCACTACTTTTTCCAACCGTAATTTTATTAACAGAACCACTACCTATTGTTGCGGTAGCTGCGTATAAATGTCCACCAAAAGTAACCCTAAAAGTTCCATTACTCTTTTTAGTGCTTCCCGCCCATATAGCTACAGAATTATCGTTAGTATATTTAGAACTTAATCCAACTTTATCTTTATATAGACTGTTATTTCCTATTGTCCATCCCGCAACAGAACCTCCGCCTTTTGCGGTCATGTGTCCTTTGCTATTAACAACAAAATTTCCATTACCGAATCTTATTTCTGGAGTTGTTAAGTCTATTTTTAATCCTGCTCCGTTTTTATCGCTCTTTTTATAATTCCCAGAATATAATTCAGCTTTATCATTGGAAGGGTCGATAATAATTTGTCCTTTATTGTTAGTACCAAAAGTAGCTACACCTGTTTTTGAATCTAAGAAAAAGCTTCTTTGACCTTTTGCATAACCAATTAATCCAACGTCCGCACTTGATTGCCCAGACTCTTTAACTTTACCCATAATAACACCAGTAAAGCTATTATCTTTTTCTTTTTGACCAGCTCCCATTTGAGGTGCTAAAATAAAACCGCCATCTTCATTTATATCTACGCTATTTCCAGCCCAACCATTTATTGCAGAATTACCATACCTATTCAATACTAGATGAATGGGAATATGTATTTTTGCGGCGACCGCATTTGAAGTGCTACCAAAATATACTTTACATTCAACAGCATTAGTTACACATTGACCATCAAAATCACTTAATGGTTTTACAGACTTTTGGTTTTTAGCAAGCCCAGTCGTCTTATTCGTACCTAAATGAATATCTTTTACCCATTTCTTATCTTCATAAATTCTTCCTAAATAAGACCACTCATAAATAGGAGAATTTGCTTTAGAACTTTTAAATGTACTTACATCTACCCATTCCCCGCTTATTTTCTTTTTTACCGTTATCTCAAAAGGATTAGAGCTGTCATATTTAGGACTTTTGCCATCAGAAGTATACGTAGCTGTTCTAAAACCAGTATAATTCTTTAAAGTAGCTTTTGTTGTTTTATTTTCAAGCTTTACCGTTATTATTGGCATAGTTGCATAATAAGTAACTCCATCATAAGTGACAGTTGCTTTTACTATATTTGCTGGACTTGAATCTTTAAAGCCTTTATAAGAAAATACTCCAGTAGAAGCATTAACCGAAAAAGCAGTAGAGTCAGATACAGAACTTGTATATTTATTCTTTAATATACTCCAATTAACAACTGCGGATTTGCCTTCTGTTGTATTTGCGGTCGTTACACTATCTAAAATTTTTTCCTCATTATTCCATAATTGGACTTTAAAAAACTTATTTTTACTAGCCGTTGTGTAATTAATACTCCAACTTCCATCTGTATTTTCTGTAATGATGGGATAAACAGGTGCATTCTGACCGCTTATAATATTTGGAACTATTCTACAAGTAAAATCAGAACCATTAGTTCCAGATTCTCCTTCTTTTGTAAAAAGAAAATCTGTATAAGCTGTAAAAGTAGTTCCTTTATATTTCACAGATAATTTAATTCTGTTTTTAACTTTATTTTGATTGTAAACGTCTGCAATAGTATATTGTAAAGATAATATATTTTTATAACTTTTTGTTTCATTATCTTCATCAATAGAAGATACAGTATAAGAGCTTGGAATGCTTATCATGGTGTTTGCGGATGGCACAGTCCATTTTATAGAACATTTCTTTAGAATCTTTTCTTCTAGTTCATTTCCCAGATTATCATATAATGAAAAACTAAGTGGACTTAATTCTATTGGAGAATCTAAAGAAGATGAAGCTGGACTGACTCCATTTTCATCATATTTAAACACTTTAGAACCTTCATTTATAACTAAGCTATAGCCACCTTTACCATTAGTTAAACTATTTGTTAGGGTTAAAGATGCCGTTCCTAAATATTGGTCATTATAATAAACTGTACAACAGTAGGTACTAAAGTTTGAAATTGTACTTACATCTAAATGATAAATATTATTTTTTTCAACTCTTGTTATTGTATTATAAGAATTTATTAATTTCTTTAACTCTGTAAGCTTACTTTTTTCTGCGGCGGTCACTTTTGTTTCATTTTCAATATCTGCTTTTAATTGCTCATATTCTTCTTTTGCCTCTTTGTATTCTTTATTTTTCTTAGTGGTAGAAGCAATAGATTCAAAAGTACCAGAATTATTAGTTACACCCCAAGAATAAGTATAACCAGTTGAAGTAACCTCTTTACCACCAATTTTACAAGTTAATGTAGGATAGCCAATATCATAATAAAATTCAGTACCACTATCAGATTCTATGGTAATATCATATTCAGAATCTAAATTTTTTATTGTTACAGTTTTCTTAATTTCTGTACTGTCATATATTGCTACACACTTATACTTTACCTCTTTTGCAACAACGTCACTTTTCTTAATCTTTAATTGGTATTTTGCGGGTTTCCAATTAACAACTGCGGATTCTGTTGAAGTGGCTTTCTTAACAGTTGTATAACTATTAAGACATTTCCATCCTTGACCGCCATACTTATTATAATATTGACTGCTTGTGGTTATTCCTGCATGTTGAGAAAACCAATAGTAGGAGATAGATTGAGAACTATTATCAACTATTTTCCCTTTTACTTTCACTTGAGCTTCTATCGTTAAAGTGTCAGTAGATAAAGAAGTTTCGTCAAAAAAAGTGCCTTTAGGCGTAGATAAAGTCATACTACAGCCCTCTAAATCCTCGCTTGATAATTGCGTTGCTCCACAAAATTCAAAATCACTAAAGAATATATCATTTACACATTCTGAATCTGGCTTACTATTTGGAAAATCATTACAGAATACCGCAATATAATTAAGTTCTACAAAGTTCGTACTTTCTATTTCAAAAATACCTATTTGCCTAACCGCATTTTGGTATTTGTACGGATTACCAGACATATTATTAACATCTATTGTAAAGTATTTTGTATTTGTTTTATCTCCATTGCTATCTGTAAAATCTAAAGCAAAAATAATGCCATAATTTCCTCTAAGCTGTTGCTCTGGCGGTAAATTTGTTCTTATTTTTGCTCCGCATAAAACATTTCCAGAGTTTTTGATGTATTGATTAACTGATTTTTTATTTATCTTTAAGAGGTTTTTGGAGTTAGCGTAATCTTTATGATATAATACTTTCGTAAAAGCTTCTTCTCTATACGAGCTTATACCAATAGAAGTATTCGTAGAAATGCAGTTGCTACCATTGATTTCATAGTTTTCTTCTTTGGATAGAGTCGTAATATAGTTTGTCCCTAATTTTTTAGTTGTTCCTATGATAGTTTTTTCTTTTGTCATGTCATTATTAGGAACTAAAATATAAACTGCCGCACCATCAGAATAAGTTATATCAGAACTACCAGAAAAAGCATAAAAAGTGCTATTTTGATATTTTACTTTATATTTCCCTATTGTTTCATCTGTGCATTTAACAATAGTACCAATAATAGTTTTATCATAACTAGCTTCTGAAACCGCTTTTTGAACTATTATATCAATAGCATTACATATATTTTTTTCTATTGAGTTCAATGTTTTAACCTCTCTCTCTTAGAATATTCTAATAATAAATTATTTTTTTGTCAAGTAGATTACATAAAAAAGAGGCGGATGTCCGCCTCTTTTTTATTTTCTATAAGCATATTGTGAAGCACTATTAACTAAATTGTTAAATGCTTTTTCAATTTCAGAGGAGCTAGAAACATTAGGAAAACTAGCTTCAATTTTCACATTTTGTTCCAATTGAGAGCTACCAGTGCTTATATTACCAATAGAAGAAGATAGTGCGGAAGTTAGATTATTAATTCTATCAAGTAAAGAATTACTTAGACTATCAATTAATCCGCTCATATCTCTAACCATTTCTATTGCTTTTAAGAGATTTTCTGTATCAGAGGAGTTTAATACGATTTCTTTCTCATGTAAAAGAGCTAATTTACCATCAGAACTTCCCCAATCTCCAGTATAACCACCAGTATCGTAACCTTGTAATTGTGATTTCTTTAACCATCCATAAGCAGAATCGCTTGATTTTACGTGAATTGGATAAGACCCACTATTATTGATTTTGGTTACAGTTACCTTTTTACCTTTACCTCTGCTTCCTGCGGGAGTCATTCCATAAGAATCATAATAATAAGTTCCACCAGTATAAGTGACAACATCTCCAACTTCTACCTTACCATTACCAGTAGTTCCAGAACTAGAGGAAGATTTGGATGAACCAGAGCTTTTACTAGAACCACTTCCACTACTACTTCCGCCAGAAGAAGATTTAGATGAACTAGAACTACTATTAGAGGAAGCATTTGCCGATTTATTACTCTCTTGTTGCCAATACTTATATGCTGCATTAGTTGCGGCAATGGCAGCTTGTTGAGCTTCTTTATATTTAGCTATTAAGTTATCCATTGCGGAAACCACATTACCAATAGTAGATATCTCATTTTCATATTTATCAATTAATTGGTCGTTATTATCTAATAAATTTTCAGCACTAGAGACCGCCTCATCGTAACCATTTTGTATACTGCTAAGACTAACACCAGCAGAAGATTCTAAAGCTTCAATAGAATCTTGATAATCTTTTGTAGCATTATCTAGCTTAGAGATAGCTTCTTTACAAGTTTCAGTAAAACCATTATCTCCCGCAAAAACATCAGTCATATTTTGAATACCGCTATCCCATTGAGGAATCATGCTATTCATAAGAATATCTTTTTCTTGTGCGGACATATTTTCAAAATTACTTACATCCGTATCATATAAGTTAGCAAGAGCAGTAAATGTAAAATCTTGAAGATTCTGTCTTATATCTTCATTTTGTTCTGTCTTTGCATTAATAAGCTCTCCATATTGTTCTACTAATAATTCTTCTTTTACAGCTCTTTCTTCTGCGGTCAGAGTTTGATCTTCATATAACTCTTTTAACTTTGTCTGAAATTCAGAATAAATACTATAAATTTCATTAAGATTATTCTGATAAGCTTCCTTATCGAAATTATATAATGAATTTTGAGCATCCGCTAGTTCTTGCTGTGCTTTTGTTATGCTATCTTCATCCGCTACATACTGATAAGAATAATTCCCTTGAGAATCTCTTTTTAATCTCATAGAAGATTTATTTTGTTGAGCTTCTTCTAAGGCAACTTCTTTTAAAGCTATTTCATAAAGCTGATTTGCTCTATCAACATCATATTGAGAAATATTTTCTTTTTCTTCTAAAATACTTAGTTGTTCTTCCATAACATCTTTAAGCTTCTGTTGAGCTGAAAGGCTATCAGTAGAATCAATAGCAGTCAAGAATTTGTTTTGAAGCTTTTGGATTTCATACATACTATTTACAGTATCTAAATACGAATCCGCATTTTCATTAATTAAATCCCATTCGTCTTTAACGTAATCTAAACCAAGCCCGCCTGTGATTTTATCGTTTAAACTACTAAAAATTTTTTCAATAGCATTCTTATATTTATCAATTATATTTTGTAAAGCTTCTTCTATTTTACTATTTAATTTAGTAGTAGCATTTTCCCATTCAGTCTCCCACTTTTCTTTTTCTTCTGGGTCAGTTGCTTTTTTCATCATTTTTTCTGCATATGCAGCTTCTTTTTTCAAGAAGTCTAATTCTTTATTATTATTCTTTTCTAATTGAGAATAATATTTAGACATTGAATTATAAGCGTCATCACCGTACAAAAGCTCAATGACATTAAGATTATGAGTCAATTGCTCATTAATAAAATCATAATTATTTACTTGTTTACTAAAGGCTTCTGTTGCATCATCAATAGCTTCAATATAGTCTTTCCATATTTCATCTTGGATATCTTCTATATCTTCTAATTGAGTCATTAATTCAGTGTAATAGGTTTGTAAATCTTCTAAAGCTTGGCTCTTATTATCCCCATAAACATCAGAAGTTCCGCCATTTTCAATTTGCTTTAATTGTTCTAAAGTATCATTTACTTGATTTGTTAAAGCTTGAATAGAACCAATTCCAGACTTATTTGTATTATAATAAGATTTTAAATCATTAAGACTCGATTTTGCATTACCAAGATTATCTTCTTCGTCAACTCCGTTAATAACTTTTTTCTTAAACTCATTATAATCTTCTTCTGCCTTTCGCATATCAAGGCGGATTTCCACTTCCATAGTGAATTTAGTAATGTTTATTTCAATTTCTTTGTCAAGAATATCAGTAACATTATCCTCTAATTCTGGAATAGTTTCAGAAATCAACTCATCATAAGAATCTATTTGAGTTTTAAAAGCTTCATATGATTCTTTTGCAGTTTCAACCGTATCTTTAAAATCTTCTTGTTCTTCTGCGGACATGGCATTATATTTATCTATTAAACTATTAACATAATTTTCTTTACTTTGCAGAATAGAATAATAATTTCCAATATAACCTTCGTTATCAAAAGTTACTCCTTGAGAAGCTAAAGAAGATTTAATAATACTAGCTTCCATTTTTGCTAAAGTAATTTTTTCTTGATAAGCTTCTTTTTGTTTTTCTAAAACTTTTAATTGACTGTTAAGATTTTTGATTAAAGCCTTACCTGTTAATTTATCTTGTTGTTTTTGAAGTCTACTTAAATCCTCTGTAATAGCTTTAATTTGTAAATCTATATCATGAAAAATATCTGCATCTTCCGCAAGTTCGTCTGTGTTATCTGGAGTTTTTTCTTCTTCTTCCTTTTTTGTTTCAGTCTCTTGAACTCCACCTTTACCGCTAGAAGCTCCAGCAAGAGCATTAGATGCAGTTGTTTGACTAGACAACAATCTCGCTTTTAATGCTTTTAATTGAGCAATAGACTTATCATATTGTTCAATATCTAATTCTGCATCGGAAATAGCTTCATCAATAAAATTATTACTTGTAGAAGTGGTTTTCTTTGCCGTGATGGAACTAAAAGCATTCTCTTGAGTTTTTTTATATTCAGCATAAGCTTGTTCTCGTCTAAGGTCTGCATAAGTTACCTCGCCAGTAAAAGGGTCTACGACATTTAAAGAAATATCTACATCTTCGCCTTGAATTGCTTTATTTGTGGTTACTGCTGCATTTGCTATAGAATTAAAATCAGAAATCATAGATTCCGCATTTGTATGAGTATTTTGAGCTGCACTATAAATAGCATTTGATAAGTCTTTATCAATGTTTCCAGCGTGTTCGTTAGCAATATTGGCTAATTTCTCATAATTACCCGCCATTGCTTCTGCCGCTGCTTTTTGAGCATCAACCTCATCAACTCCAAGTTGAATAAGATAATCCACTAAGTTTTGATTACCAGTAGAAATAGCTTCAAGTTCATCTTCTGTCAAATCTAAGTTTTCTTGTTTTGCACTCTGCAATAATTTTAATCTAGCTTCCGCATTTTCTTTGGCGGCTTCCAGTTCTTCAATCTGATTGTCTATTTTAGCAATAGTAGCAGAATTATCTCCATCTAAGATTTCCTGTTGGTCTCCTAGCAGAGATTGAACTGTTTCTTTACTAAGCTGAATTTGACCATCCGCAAGAACTTCCGCATTATCAAATAATTCTGGGTAAATATTTGCTAATTCAGAAGCATCGTCCGCTGCTACTAAGAAACTTTTTCCAATTAACTTTGCGGCTTCTTGTATCTTACTAGCTTCATTAATAATAGTTTCTCCAGAAGAAATGATATTATCAGTATCTAAGAAGTTTTGCTCTTTTACCCAATCAGTAGAAGTAAGAGTATCTTTTACTTCATTTAGGGCGGAATCTGTTTCCTCAAGAGAACTCTTATATGAGTTTACTTGTTCTTCCGCTTCTTCCATTGCTTCAACACTATCAAATAGAGCTTTAGCCATTCCAGAATTAGCATCAAAACTTTCTCCCTCTTGTTCTTGAAGTTGTTTATATGAAGATACCCTTTTTTCTAAAGCGTTCATTTCTGTTTCTTGAAGCTTTAGACGGGCATATTTAACTTCATACAACTGTTGTTCTTGCTCTAATTCTTCTTTCCTAGCATTTTGACTTTCTTTTGAATATTCGGCTTGAGCATCTCTTAAATCCTGTAAATATTCAATCTTTTCAAGAGAACCCGCATTTGAAATTGCTTCCCATTCTTCTTGAGCTGTTGATATTTCATTAATTCCCTTGGCGGTCGCCAAGAAATTATTAAAAGCTTTTGTTGAATCGTCACTTAATTTAGATAAATCTTCACTACTCGTTAAAGAAGATATAGCTTCATCTATAATAGATGCTCCAGAAGTATCTAGTTCTTGTTGTGCTTGTAAATTAGCTATCTCTATAGCTTTTTTTACTTCATTGACGGTTTCTCCTTCATCAATTCCTAAAGTAGCAACCATTTCAAGCTGACCGCTATCTTCTAGTTCTTGTATAAAGCTAGTGACTTCTTCTTCTGTACCTACTAATCTTTCTCTTAAAGAGCTTTCAATATCTAACTGTTGAGCGTATTCTGACACTGATTCAAAAGTAGATAAATATTCATTAGCTATTCCTTCTAATTCTTCTTGTGTCTTTTGAACTCCCTCTTGTTCAAATACGTTGCTTAAAGCATCAATATATTCTTCTCTATACTCTTTAAAAGCGGATAGAGAATCAACTTTAGATATGTCAAATCCTTCCATAGAAACTTGAGCGGAGGCCTCCGCATATTGTTCTATGTATCCTTGCATTTGTTCTTGTAATTCTACATAGTTATTATAAGCTTCTTCATTATCATTTAGCCATTCTTTAATATTGGTATAGATTTCACTTTGGCTAATATTTGAAATTTCACCACTAGATTGTGCTTCCTCTAGTTTAGTCATTTCATCTGACAATGCGGAATAAATTTCTACTATATTATCAGTATTAAAATTACTAATTTGAAAACCGTTGCTACCAAGGTTTTCGTCATTAATATTGTTTACATCTGCTATACCTTGTAGAGCATTAGCTATATCATCTTGAATATAACGAAGAACGTCTCCTTCATCTAATACAGTTATACCAGTTCCAAAAGATAAACTTGTTTGCCCAGTAGAGGCTTGATTAATTTCTTCTTGTAAACTCTCTAAACTAGCTTGTTGACCTTTTTTATTTTCTTCAAGGGCGGACTCCGCTTGTTCTTTTCTAGCCTGTGCAATTTTAGCATTTATAACATCATATCTACCAGACAAAAGGTCTAAAGTATCTACTTCTACACCTAACGCATCACATAGGCTTTCTGTTGCAGAAACTAAATCTGATTTTCCTTCACCAGTTTGTTGATATGTAAAATATAAATCGCTATACGTTTGATATAAGTCTTGTAGATTAGAATTTTCTTCTTCTACTGCTAAAGCTGCATCTACTCTTTCTTGTCTTAGCTCTTTTTCTGCTTCTTTTGCTTTTTCAACAGAACTTTGATATGCAGTAAAAACGGCAACTCCCGCCGAAAGCAATCCTAAAATTACTCCAAGAACACCAGAACTAATATTTAATGCAGAAGATAATCCAACCACTGAATCTTTAATAGATTTTATTAAATTTGGTATCATTGGCAATAGACCAACAGCCGTAACTAATATAGCGTTAGCTTTATCACCAAATGTGGTATCTTCATCGTTTAAGGTTTCAACTAATCCAGTAACCGTAGTCACCGCAAAAGAAACATTCATTACTGCTGAACCAAGATTAATAAAACTATTAATTAATGTTTCTTCTCTCGCTTCCGCAAACATATTATCAAGTTCTTGTCTTGTAGAATCAAGTCTTTCGTTTAATGCTTCTAATTCAGCTTCTCCCGCCGTAGAATTTCTTTCAATAACTCCTTCTACATTATTGATATCTTGTTCTACTTCTTGGGCGGTATCTCGAACTGATTTCTTTAATTTAGACAATAAAGCATTAAATTCTTCTGCGGTCATGTCTACACCATTAATTTCTTCTGTTAAATCCTGTCCGCTTAAAAGAGTTCTAAAATCATCATCTTTTAAATCTCCCATAGCATTTAACATATCTGATAAAACATCTATATTTTCTTCGGAAGAAGTTCTTAAATCTTCTATATATGAAGTAGTATTTACAATTGAATCCACAAAATTATTAAAAGCTTCATTTTCTGTTTCTATATCAGAAGAACCTTGAGAAGTGGTTCTATAATATTCTAATTGAGCATTATTTAATTCCTTAACAGCTTCTTGAGCGGAAATGGCAGATTCTTTTCTTTCTTCCATCATAGATTGAATCTCTATCATATCATCTCTATAGCTATCTGGGTTTAAATCTCCCACTTCTATTTTCTTATTCGTGGTAGCTTCAATATAATCAATAGCAGCTTGCTCATTTGCTTCCCATTGTGCTTTTAAACTTTCTAAACTACCAATTTGCTTTATTAATTCATTTCCCGCTTCAATAGATTCATTACTCATTACAGAATAATAGTCTTGCATTTGCTTCTTTGCTTCTACCATTTTACTAATAGCAGAATCATTCATAGCTTCGCTACTTCCGTAAGATTGAACCAATTCTAGCTCTGCCCGCATATTTTTAGCGTTCTGGAATAATGTCTTAATGTTGTTAGTTGTAGTCATTATTCCTTTTGTTAATTGTTTGCTAAACATATTTGTTAAGACAGAACCAAGTCCTAATAAAACAGTCTTACCACCTCCCGCAATATCAACAAAATTTTCCATTGCGGAAACCACATTTGAAATGGTATCAAAAATTCCGTTTAAATCTTCTCCGCTCAAAAGAGAATCAAATAGTCCTTCAAAAGATGTACTCATCTGCTGAATATGAGCGGAAGTTCTTTCCATATAAATATCTTGTTGCTCTTGTAAAGTTCCTAATGAGTTCTTGGAAACTTCAAGCTCTTTATTATACATATCAAAATTATCAAATAATGATATGAATTTTGAATATTGGTATTTGCCAGCTAATGCAATTGCGGCCGCCTGTTGTTCAGCACTTGATAAGTCTTTCCATTTACTACCAAGTTCTTCAATAACAGTACCCATACTTCTTAATTCACCATTAGCATCAAGAATTTGAATGCCTAAATCCGCAAGAGTACCAGATACTTCACCAAGAGTTACTCCATATTCATCTTCGCCACTTAACTGTAAATCGCCCATTCTAGCTAAGATTGTTTTTACAGCAGAACCTACAGTTGTTGAACTTTCTCTTGTGGTGGAAATAATTGTAGACATTATTGCGTTTAACTGGTCAATATCTACACCTGTGTTTGAAGCTGCGGATGCTACTTTAGACATACCAGTGCTTAATTCTTCAAGGTTTGATGCAGATGTTGCGGCCACAGCAGCTAATTTATCAACATAAGTTTCCGCTTCTTCTGCTGTAACTTTGTAGCCATTCCATACAGAGGTAAGTAAATCAGAGACTTCCGAAGCTTCTAATCCCGTTACATTTGCCGCTTTTAGGGATATTTCCGTTCTCGCTTCGACTTCTTCGTCTGAAAGCCCTTGTTCCGCAAAAAGTAAAGCACCTTCCGTATAATCTGTTGTACTTGCTCCTAATGCTTTTGCAGCATCATTAGCTTTTTCAGCAAAAGTAGCCATATCATCAGAAGATTTTCCAGTTACAATTCTAATATCATTTAAAGTGCTATCTAAATCTTTTATATAATAGTATGCGGATTGCACACTTTCAGAAAAAGCATTCATTGCAGAAGAAGCAACATTCCATTTAATCGTGTTAGACATAGTTTGAGCCATGTTATCTAACAATGTATGAGATTGCTTTAATTGAGCATTTGTTGTCAAAATTTCAGAAGTGATATTTCTAAAAGCTGCCTTTCCCGCATTTCCCGCTGAACTAAAATCAGTATAAATTTTATTTATATCTAAGTTTTTTAACTGTTGATTAAACTTACTAATATTTAAAGAACCTAAACTAGAATTAAAAGAACTCTTTAAAGCAGACGAAACTTTTTCTACTGAATCTTTTAATTCAATAACTTGTTTCTTGGCATCAGATAAGTTCATACTTTTATTCAAGTTTAGCATATCTTTAGAAGTTATACTTTTTAAAGACTCTAAAGATTTCTGTATTTCATTAAGACCTGTTTTATCAACAGTATAACCAACTTGAAATACTATTCTATTGTTAGCCATTTTTCCTCCTTATATGCAAAAAATACCCTTTCTTATTAATAAGAAAGGGTATTAAAAGATTAAAGAAAATAGTTATTTGTTATATCCTGCGGCCTCCGCAAAATCCATAACTTGTTGATACTTCTCTTTGTCAAAAGATTCCATAATTTCTTTCATTTTTTCAGCATTTTTAGGCAAGTCGTTAATAACAGATTGCAAAACCGCACCAGCAGTATTCTTATATTTCATAATATCATCAATAGTATGAGAAATATAATAATATAGCTCATTATATTCATCTTGCGGGATTGCCTTTAGAAAGGCATCCATAAATCCGCTACTTTTTAAAGCATTATATAATTTAGATTCTTCTTCCTTTTGTTTCTCTGTAAAATTAATATTAGTATACATATAAATTAGATGTAAATGAAAGAACATATCAACTTTTAACTGATTGTAAATTCCATCTTCTTCCGCTTTTTGCAATGTAACCATAATAAGATCGTACTTTTCTTCTACTCCTAAATAATTTAAAACTTCAATTTCCTGTCCTTCAAATTCAAAAGTAGAAACAGTATTATCTTTTTTAAGTTTTAAACTAGAATAACTAACTTTACTCATATATATAATCCTTTTTCCTTTCTTTTTTACAAATCGTTTTCTCTTTTAATATTGTACTAAAAAAAATATACCTTGTCAAGTCAAAGACACCTTTAATTTAACCGCAATTTTATAACCTTTTATAATTCTTACAATATTTGCTATTCTCTTTTCTAATGAGTCCTCTCTAGCATTATTGATAACAATAGAATTAACATTAGGATTGAATTTAAAATTACCAAGTTTATTTGTAAGAATATCCGCCACAGTTTCTGTATAAACTTTTCCGCTTTTTACATCAATAGCAACAAAAGTATTTGCGATTGTAGTATTTTTCTTTAACATATTACCAGAAGCAAGAGCCTCATAAGCTATATGTTTTTTTAATTCTTCATCTATTTGGGCGGTCGCCGCCCCAGTTCCCGCACTAGAAACGTGTAAATTAATCCAATGATTAGCAAACTGCTTTTCTGTTGTTATTAAACTAGAAAGTAAATTTACATCTTGTAGGTGTGGAGTTAGTGATTTACCATATCTTGAAGAATAAGCTTTAACTGATGCATCTATTTTTCTGCCCTTAATTTCTATAGAGGCATCTACTTTATCTTGTGTACTATAAATTCTATATATGGCATTTTTAGTAGATTTATCTAATACTTCTTTAACTCCACTTAGAATATCTGATTCATCAATAGAAAAAGAAGTCCTGTATTCTCCAGTTTCTAAAGTCTTTATCATATAATCCTTTAATTCATTGCGGGCATAGCTTTGACAAGCGTCATTGGCTGCGGAAACTAACATTTCTCCATATTTTCCGTTTATAGTTGCTTGTTTAATTTCAGTTAATTGAAGCTTTTTTAAAAAACTTTTTAGTGCGGTAAGGGTATCTGTATTACCTTTTATTTTAAATGAATCTAAAATACTATTTCCTTTTTTTGAACTAATACCTAAATATTTAAAAAATTCTTCAAAGCTATTATTTATATTTCTTAGTTTAGATTCCATATTAGTATTTTTGGATAAATTTGCGGAATCCGCATTAAAAGCATCTATTTGTTTATAAAGTCGCTTTCTTTTTTCTATTGCACTGTCTATTGAAACTGATTCCATATCTATTTCAAGATTTCCACTTGTTAAATAGGTTGTCTTTCCTATATCTTTTCCTACTTCATTTATTAACTGTTTTTTTATTTTTTGAATAACTGTTTCTAAATCTTTGTCACCAATTACTTCTGATTCCGCTGTATTCATTGAAAAATTTTGTAAAGATTCAGTTGATATTCGTTTCTTTAATATATCCAATTCTTTGTTTGATTTTAAATCTACATTTATTGCGGAAACCAAATCCGCATTTTTTCTTTTTTGAGCATTATAACTATCTTCTATTGTTTGTTTATTCTGCCCAAACCTTGAAGTTCCATATTTTAAATAATTATCATATTTTAAATGAACATATTCTCCAATTGCACTCATATATTTATCTCCATAAAACAAAAATAATGGGATATTCTTTTAAAAGAATATCCCATTATTTTTTAACCATTTGCTTCTGTTACGCTATCTTCGTAATCATTGTATGCTTCTGTAGTCGCATGAGGGAATACAGAGCTTTCAGTTCCCTTTGCACTAGAGCTATCTTGTAAAATCTGCATAGCACAAAGAACTTGTTTTGTAGGATTAAAATACGTATACATTTATATTCTACATAAGACGCTACTCTTATGTACGTTCTCTAATGAACTGCTTATAGTTTCCTATAAGATTAGACTATATCTTCTTCCTATAAATAATTTTAAAGGAGACTTCCACTTCCACTGCCAATAGCTTACAGTGTACTCTACTAAGCAATAAATACTTTTCGATAGTCTTTGAACTTTTTAATTAAAATTATATTTTTCAGTTATATATTTCCAAGTTCTTTTTTGTTTAATATGGCTGATACAGGCTTTAGTAACTGAATATTCATATATATTTCCTTCTGTATCAATTTTATATTCTTGTTTAAATGTAAGTTCTGGGTATATAATTGTTTTAGCATTTTCTAAACTCATTTCTGATTCGCTTTCCTTATATAATTTTAATTAATTTAGCTGCTGATTGCCCAATCCTTATAATTTTCAAACATTCACGCTTATAATCACTTATTACGTTGTAGTTTATAAGACTCTAAGGGGTTTCCAGCAATTCAAAAGTGATTGTTTTTTCAACTTATTACTAAGCTGCCAGGCAATACGCTTTACCTGGAAAGGCATCCATCGTGAAAGAGAATGTCAATATCTTCTATACGAATCGCTACTTTCGTATACGTCTTATTATAAGACTGCTCTATGTTTCCATAGAAGTTGAGACTATATCTTCATCTTACTATTATAAATAAGAGTTTCCCATTTCCACTCACTTGAGTGTACTTCCTTTCGGAATAGTCGTTGAACTTTAGATTTAATAATTTAAAATTATTAAATCTCTTAGCTGCTGATTGCCCAATCCTTATAATTTTCAAACATTCACGCTTATAATCACTTATTACGTTGTAGTTTATAAGGCTCTAAGGAGTTTCCAGCAATTAAGGAATTATATCTTTTCGACTTATCACTAAGCCGCCAAGCCCATCTGTTTACTTGGATCGCCAGAAGAAGCCATTTCAAAAGTAAAATTAGACTGAATCTTAACATTAGGGAATGTCAAGTTTGCAGGTAAATCTTTACCATCTGACTGTCGTCTGAACAATGTATCTGCTTCCACGTAATAGTAGCCCGCAAAGTTATTAGCATCAATCTGTAACTCTGAAACTACATTGGATTTCTTTTCAATATAATAATCTACAAATACCGTCTTACCAGCCTCAAGGCCAGTTTTAGTTAATTTTTTGCCATCTGTATCAACCGCTAAACCTTCAATAATAGTTCCAGTAAGTGAACCATCTTCTTCTGTCTCAATAGCAAAGATAGGAGCAGTTGAACAAATTTTCTCATCAGTACCTAAAGCATCTGATAAATCAATTTCTCCAGTTGTGCTGTAGGCGGTGCTAGTTGTGTGAATATGAACCGTTTCTGATTCAGAACCTTGAAGCAAACCCGCACCAGATAAGATTGCAAAACCAATAGGAGATAAAAGAGCATCTTCTACTGTAAAAGTAAGAACCTTTTCCATTTATATTCTATATAAGACGCTACGCTTATATACGTTCTCTTATGAACTGCTGCACCTTTATATATACGTGCAGATTAGACTATATCTTCATCCCGCTCAATGCAGGAGCTTAGTGCTTCCACTGTCAATAGCTTACAGTGTACTCCCCAGAGGGATAGTCGTTGAACCTTCTTATTTTTTAAACCTTTCTTGTCTTTTATTATTTTCACTATGAGTAATTTTTTGTAAATTATCTAATCTATTGTTTTTTGGATTATTGTCAATATGGTCTACAACATAACCGTCCAAATCAAAATCGTTATTAAATATACAATAAACTAATCTGTGAAGATAATAATGCTTTTTATTACAAGAGGATAAAGTAACTCTTTGATATTTTTGACAATCATCAATACGTAATAATCTATTTGTATTATTATTTTTTACTCTACCCATATTAGATACTGAATACATAGCATTAAAAGGAAGCTCCATCCATTCTTCTCCTTCTAAATTATTTATATGATATCTTGGAGTTGGATTTACTTTATTCGGATTTTTTTTATAATATTCTTTTGAGTTATCTTTTGCGGAAATCCATTCAAGATTTTCTAAGTTATTGTTTAATCTATTTTCATCTTTATGATGAACATACGGCAAATTTTCTGGATTAGGAATAAAATATTCCGCCACTAATCTATGAGCATATAGCATTTTTCCCTTTTTTTTATTAGAATTTGAAGATATTTTATCTCCTATTGCCAATCTGTAAACTTGATATCCAACATTATCAATTTTTCCTTTTAAAAATCTCTGTCTTTTATTACTATATAATCTTCCATCTGAATAAATCAAATAATCAGAATCTTCTTTTAAAGGCTTAAAATCTAAGCTTGGCTGCTGAACTTCTTTCATATCTCATTGTTCTCCTTCTGTCGAAAAATATTTAATACAAAAGACTTAACAGCAATTCGCTAAGTATTTCTAAAAAGTGTTACCACTTTTGGAGGGGCAAAAGTCTTTTGTATTTTTATTTATTATAACTTTAATAAATAAAAATAGCAACTTTTCCTTAACATGTCCGCCCAGGTTTAGCGGGTAAGGGCCGCCCCCTCCCATCCAATTAATCTAGTATTGCCTCTACCACCCTGTGCATAAACAGTAGTAGCAGAACCTTCTACCGTTGAGGTCTTTGCAGTATCAATATAAAGAACTGGCTGACCTTTTTTAAAAGTAGATGTACCGATAGTTGTATCTGATTTTGCTTTGAATACAACATTACAAATTTCTCTTCATAACAATATTTTTATTATGGACTATCTCTTATAAATACTCTAGGTATTTATATGCCTATTTTGATTTACGTATCAATAGTAAACCTCAAAACCGATTAAGGTTATTAGTCTCTACACCGCCGCAGAAATCGCTATGGCTCGGGATTCAACTAAGTTGTTCCCCGATAGCTAGTTAAAACTAACCTCTTGTGATAAACAAGAATAAGGCATATTGTCGCAAGAATTCACGCCAAATTTCATAGAAATATATCCTCCTATTTAATATTTAAAGAGTTTTTCTTTTTTTCTAAGTAAGAATAACTCTGGGTTATCTTTATATATAAAACCTCTTATTTTGAGAGAGTCTTTTTTACCAAACTTTAAAGTGTAACTACTTTTATCATAGCTACCACCTTCAACACCAGCTTCTTTTTTCAAAATATCCCAAAGTGTCTTTAAAAAATCCCAACTTCCGCATGTAAATGCGGAATTAACTCTTTGATTTTTAACATCATAGACAGAACCATCTCCATCAAAATATCCTCTGATAAAATCAGCTAAATATTCTTTTGGAACTTGCGGAAATTTTAAAGTTAAGCTTTTATTTTCAGACCCTCCAAGAGAGACTATATCATTATAAATTACAACACAACTAAAATTTAAACGACAAGCTTGTCTATCAACGTAATCATAAATATTTCCTTCATACTCAAGCTCTTTTGCAATTCGTTTAATTAAATATTTATCTTTCATGCGTATTGTAATATCAAATATTTTTTTACCATAAATACAACCATCTGCACACCAAAATCCAAATATATAAGCCATATTTCTTGACCAAGTCTTAAAATAATCCTGGTTAATATGATATTTTCTTGTGTTATCAGACTGAATTTTACTTAATTCTTCTTTTGATATTTTTTTAATTGGTTTATTATTATGATAACAAAAACTATAAATTTGATTTTTTGTATATTGTTTATTAAAAAAATCAATCCATTCTGGCAAGGTTTTACTCTCACTCTGTGATAAGAGAATTTCCTTATGTTCCGACAATATTGGCATATTGCTCTTCCTTTCTTATTTAGAATCTGAATGAATATCTTTCATCCAATTTTCTACTTCTTCTAAGTCTTTAGCTCCAGCCAATTTAGCTTTGAAATAAATATCATAATTCATCTTTAATTCATATCTTCCAAAAGCATCAAATAATTGATATATTGTTAATTCTTTTAAATCATTTAAGTTTGCGGGAAGCCCCACACATAGAATTGACATATATCTACTAATAATAGAAACTTTTTCATTTTCGCCTTTTACTTTAGCTACTTGTGAACGTCCTTTTCTTAGTTTTTCTGCAATTTTTCTAGCTTGTTCTCCTGCGGGATTATAATTTTGTTCATCACTCTTATTGGCTTTAAGACAAAACATATCATTCAAAATCTCTTTAAACCTTGGATAATTATTATTATTTATATAATAACTATTTTTGTCTTTTTCAAAAGCTAAATCAGACTCTCTAATTATCATTTTATAATCTGGAAATAATAAAGATAAAAGAAGCATAGCACTTATTCGATTCTTTTGAATAGCTATATTTTTTTTATCTTTCATTATTGACATAATTATATCAAAATCAGAACTGTTGATTAAATCATTTTTGTCACTACTTTCTAAATTCTTTTTTGAAAAATTTAGAAGTTCGCATCCAACGAAAAAAGCTTCTTCTCCTATATAACCAATTTCTTTTATGCTTGGCTGATGAATAGTTAATTGAGCTTCTGGGAAAGGTATATCATTTCCGCACAAAAGGAGAAGTTCATTATTCATTATTCTTCCTCTGACTCAATTTTATCATCACTGCCATGAATAGCCTTATACATCAAAGAATATCCAGATAAATTTTCATCTAATACCATCTGCTGACAGCCAGCAAATTGAAAAGTGCCTATTCCTGTAAGCTTTGTGTTGTCTAAAATACCATCAATATATCCGCAGATTTTAAGCGGACGAATTCTATAGTTTCCTATATCCCAATAGTCTGTGTGACACAAAACATCAAAAGTAACAGTACAATCTCTAAATTGCGGGTTCTGTCCATTTGTTGAAAAATTATCAATAGTAATGATAATATAGGATTTAACTTCTTCATGTTCTGATAATCTAATCTTTGGTTCTAATTTTATATATCCATCTTTTCTTAATTTTGCGATAGACATATTATTCAATTTTGTTAGATAATTTTCATTTTCTGTATTATCTAAGCAATCTTTTGTATTTATAACTAAAAGTCTTTTTAATTCATCACTATAAGGCTTATTCTCTACGAATAATTTCCTTAAAATAATTTCTATATCTTTTTCATAAGATAGGAAAGATGAATTTAAACTGGAAGTTCTCATTAAGTTTTTTTGCATTTCCTTTTATCTCCCCTAAATGGTATCTATAACAACAGGCAAAGAACAAATAATTTCTTCGTCTACACAATAGCTAAGTTCAAAATTACCACTTTTACCACTTACAATTTCTACTAAGGCGGTCGCCGCATCACTTGAAACTATTTTTGCTTTATTATTGCTTAAAACCCAATTACCGCCGTCCGCATTCATAATTTTGTAAGTAACTATGTCATAAGGATACACTTTTGAACTTCCATTAATGTAAGGTTCTGTCGTTTCATCACTGTTATTATCTTCATCTGGTGTTTGAATACTTTCTTCCATTTCATTGTTAAAATATTCGTTTAGACATACCTTTATGATACCATCTCCATAATAAGGATTTACAACGGCTGTTTCCCAAGTATTACCATCTATTTTTACTTTTGTAAATCTATGAAAGAATTTTTCTGTTTCCTCATTTTTTGTAATGTAGACGACATGAGAATAGTTCATTTCATTCCAAGAAGTATTATTCTTTTGATTCCAATTTATATCAGTTTCTTCTGCACCTCTAATATATGCTTTATAGATATTTCCATTAATATCAATTTCGCAATCACACTTTCTAATATTTCCTCTAAAATAAGAACTTTCTTCTAACCTATGTAAATATATTATCCAGAAAGTTCCATTCTCTTTCCATTCAAATACTTGCCCAGAAGCAATATTAGTAGGAACAATTCCCTCCGATGTTTTTCCTACTTTTTCAGCATTTAGACAAACATCTTCGTATGGAATGGATATCAACTTTTCATCATAATCCGCACTTAATTTATTATCATTAATTAAACACTTAAATTCTCTGCCATCTGGCAATACTGCGGTCTCCGCTTGATATGAATATTTTAAAGCTTTTTTAAAAGAACGCAATTTATCTCTTTTTAATCTGTCTTTTAAGGAATAACCATTTAGATATCTTACTCTTGCGTTTAAATTATCAAGTCCGTCCATTTAATATCTCCCCCTCTATTTTATTACAGATTGAAATGCATTCAAAAATCGTTCTTCTAAAATTATAATAATCTTCATCTTTTGTTAAATTTAACAGTCCTTCTAATTTACACAAAAGAACAAAAATCTTTTTTTGTTTTCGCAAAAGCAGCTCATTCATACCAGAGATTTCCTGTATCAACGTACTAAGCGGTTTCCGCCACTCTCCGCCTTCTTCTCTAACAGGTAATAATTTATAGATTTGTCTACTAATTCTTTCTAAATTATCTAAAAACGCTCTATTATCTAATTCAATATTATATTTTATTGTCATAACTTTCTCCCCTTATCTATCAAAGGAAGAACTTACATAGGAATATTTAGAATTATTATTTGTGGAGTTAGTATCTAATTCCATAATAGAGGAAAAGGTTGACCGCATGATTCCATTCTCATCAGCCTTTCTTCTCTTATATAATCTCTGCAAATGAAAGCCCAATCTTTCGTAATCCTTTTTTAAGGCAAGTAACTTTTGCATATGTGAAGCTTGAGAAGTAAATTTAAAATCACTTGAACTATATTTCATTCTAGTATTTTCAACACTTGCTAGTTGTTGGCTTAGCCATTCAACTATCATGTAAGTTGCAATAATATTTATTTCTTCTTTTGATAATTCTGTATTAAATTCTTCCAATTCTTCACTATAATTATAAATATCTACTCTAGGAAATTCAAAATAATGTAAAGAATTAAGCAGAATATTTTTCAAAAAACCTTTGGTTTCTTTTTCTGTTAATTCCATAAACATATCATCTGTAATTTTAGAAAAAAAGCAATTATAAACTTCTTCAAATATTGTTTTCATATGACTCCTTTCTAAAATTCTCTCCAAGAACAACTAGATTGTTCAAGAACCTTTATAGTATCTGTAAGAAAACTAATGCGGTCGTCAACTTTTCCATACCAATTTGGAAATTCTTCATATGTAAATTCTATAGTTCCTACTGATTCTTCAATTTTTAAAACTGCGGGTTTTGTTTGCCATACATAATAATCATTAACATCTTTTGTTAAATCTCCAATAATTTCAATAGCAAAATATATATTTCCAGAGCCTACAGTTGCATATTTTGATACCAGCCAAGAGAAAACAATATAATCATCTTGAATATCTAAATTTACGGCATTTGCTCTAAAGCCTTCGCCCAAACTATTAACATATTTTATAGTAATTAGTTTTTCTGATACATCTACTCCATCTTTATATCTATCTATTTGAAAAGAAATTAACTGTGAATCATTATCTCCGCATACTAAAACATTTTCATTATTTGAGGTAATAATGGTTCTATCATCAATAATAAGAATTGGATGTTGGTCAGCCATCTCAATATTCTCATTAGTGCTATTCATTGTTACCCATTCTAATAATTCATCATAGTAACTGTCTGCGGAGGTTGCTTTTACAACAAGCCCTTGTTCAATATTTAATTTAGAAATAGTCGTTTGCCAGATATATCCAGTATCACTAGAACCAAAACATAATGAAAATAATAATTCCCCAGTTTCCGCCGCACAAAATTCATCTAATGTCCAAATAACAGTAATAGTATCATCGCCATTATCTGTTATTTTTTCTATCTCTTGAATATGTTTCTCTCCAGAAGAATTAACAGTTTTTATGTAACAAGTTTTTGTAGTTAAATCTTCATTGTCATACATTTTATCCAACGTAAAATTGACAATAGTAGAATTAGCATCACCGCTTACTACTTCACTAGAAATTTCTTCTTCAAGGCTCTTATTGTCTATTGAAGCTCTATTAAGATTTAGATTGCGGGTGTCAGTATTATATTCTATAGCTTCTAATTGCATATTTATGCTATTAGTTGTAAATTCAGACGTTACTAAACAAATACTGTGGTTGCCCGCCTCTAAAGAAACATTTGTAGAAAAGGATACTTGATAATAGCCGCCCGCTTCCTCAACTAATGGGAAAATGGTCTTTCCATCTAATTGACAATAGAAAGTAAGATTGCTAAAATTACTATGGATATAGAAATGAATATCCTGTAAACTATACGTTTTTTCTGATGAGATACCGCTTGTACTAATAGTTTTTTGTGCATTTAAACTAATAATTTTTTCAGTATCTTCTCCATCTTCTTCATCGTCATAAGTTTCTATTTCTGCAACATAGTCAATAGCTTCTAATTGAACACTTAAACTATTTGTTATAAAATCTTCTGTTGTTAAACTAATATCGTAAGTGCCTTCTTCTAAACTCACACTACCAGAAAGAGCAATTTTATAAATATTATATTCAGATGTTTCTTCTTCTTTGCTTAATAAAAAGCTTGTATTTTCATCCACTGAACAATAGAAAGTTAAATCACTAAAATCACTAGGAATGTAGAAGCTTATATCTTGCAAGGAATATGTTTCATCAGAATACAATTCACTTGCTCTAATTACTTTTTGTTCATTTAAAATAATATTCATAAGTTTTTAATCACCTTTCAGCAAGACAAAAGCAACTTAGATTTTTTTATAAACTGGTGTTTCTGTGCGGCGACCGCTTTCAGTATGTACTTCTGGTGCGGAAGTTCTACGTTTCGCTCTTTTAGGTTTCGCCACTTCATCTTCATCTCCGCCATCAAATTTAGTATTTCTAATTTCAATTGCTTTTGTTACATTAAAATTAAGCTTATTAAGAATAGCTTCTCTTTTTGACATATTATCAAGAGGCAAAGATACAGATAAGTCTTTAATCATTTCCAATACACCATCTGGAGCAAAATCCAAACAATCCAAAAACTCATTTAAAGTTCCTTTTGTTAAAATATTCTTAACATCTTCTTCTGAATAAAAATATTCTGGTTCAACATCCATTCCAAGTTCTTTAATGGCTTTTTCATCTTTAATAATTAAATAACTTTCCAATAACTCACGTCCGCCCGCAACAAAATATAAATTCTGTAATTCTTCAAAAGAAATTTCTTTAGTTTCTCTTGGCATAAATTGTCTGCGGACTCCCATTTCTGGAATATAATAGCCAACTCTTGAATTATCTCTATTTGTAATTTTAATTAAATCTGTCTTTTTCATAATTTTTGTTTACTCCTTTTATCTCTATATAGAAATAATGGGAAATTTAATATTATTAAATTTCCCATCAATAAGTTTCTATTTATTATCTATTCTTAGACTTCTCCATTAGTCATTTTTAAACTTGAATTTTCATAGACACAGATGCCAGGATTTACTAAGTAAGTAGCAACTCCTAATTTCTGATAAGTCTGTAATTCAGTAGACCAATCTCTGTTATCAAAAGATTTTACCTGTGCAGAACCTTCAAAAGCAACCTTAACAGGTTTTTCAGAACCAGTAGGGATAATATAAGCAAGAGAAGGATTAATTACCTTCTTGGTATTTGTTTCATCTTCAAAAGACTGTGGTAAAATAATTACGTTATGTCCTTTATAAGAAGTGAAATATCCATTATTCCAATACTGATCTTTCATTGAATCAGAAACCCAAGCTTCCTGTGGAATCATAGCCGTTGCAAATTCAAAAGTACAATAAATAGTAGATTTACCATAAACATCTGCGGTCGCCAGTAATCTATCCATTTCTTTCTCGTCAAAACCATTCTGTTTTGACTTATTTGCACTCTGAATGTTTTCAACTGTTGCGGCTAAAGCTTTAGCAATTTCACGATAAACTGCTTCATCCAAGCCTTCTAAGACAATATTATAATAATCATTTAATGTAAAACGACCATCTAATAATTCTTCCCATTCAACTCTTGCAGCTCCGCCATAAGCTCCCGTTGGAACTTCTAATGTATATCCATCTAACTTAAAGGTTTCATATCTACCAGCTAAGCCTACTCTAGTAACGAACTGTTTAGCACGTTTCTTAGATGCTTCACTAATATTAACCTTGAATACAGGTTTTGTACCCTGTGCATAAGTTTTAACGTCCGCAAACATTCCATAGCTCTGTAATACTTTTGCGGGAATTACTTCCGTTAAACTTGTTTCTAACAATGTATAAATTAAATTCTGATTTTCTCTAAATTTCTGTGGGGTATTTCCCAACTCATTCAATTCTTTAACAAATGTTTTATTTAAAGCATCTGCGGAAAGTGTCTGTTTTGCAAAAGTATAAGAAGCCGAAGGATTTAAAGACGCTTTAGCACTTGCTTTCGCTAATTCAATTAAACTATTTCTATCTAATGCCATCGTTTCATTTCCTCCCTTTTATTACGCAATTCTCTGTAATTTGACTCCAGACTGTCCATCTGGCATAGTATAAATTTTTACAACCTTAAATACTGGGCCTTCTTCGTCACCAGTAAGAGCTAAATAACCATCAGTACCAACATAAACCTTAGTTCCCTCTGATACTTCAACACCTTCAACTTCCGCCTTATCGCTGTCCGCAGCACCAAAAGCATTAGTTGTAAAAATGTCACCGACAACAGTAGCAATCAATCTAGGAACAATTTCTCCATCAACAAAATCGTCCGCAATCATAGCAAAATCTTTATGACTCTGTTTTCTTTCATCATAAAGCTTTTCCTCATTATAAATTAACATCCACTGTCCTTCACCAGTTAAATTTACTTTTCCTGTTGCATAGTCATATTTTGCAAATCTACCATTTTCAATGATAGAACCCATAGTTTCTTTATCAACAGGCAATTGAGCATAAATCTGACCAGTAACAATACCAGATAAATGATTAGGCTCTACCTGTCCAAAACCTTTTCTACTAATTGTAGCCATGTTTTATTTCCTCCTAATATTTAAACTAATTTTCTTCTGCTGTTTCACAAACTGCCTTAACCCAATCTGGTAAGTCATTTGTCGTTTCATTGATTGTATAAGTTACAACTTCTTCTGTTTTTGCGGGATTCGGTACTTTTTCCTTTTCCGCAGCAAAATTCTTCTTTGTATAAATAACAGAAAGTTTAGCTTCAATTTCATCAATAGTATAGTTAGCTTTATTAAGGATAACATCCTTTTTATCTTCTTCGTCTAACATATAGAATTTTGAAATCATCTCATCTTTTTCTTTGTTTTCGACATTAAGTTTAAAATTCTTTAAACTTTCATATTCTTCTTGAATTTTATTAAACTTGTCGTTTAATTCATTATACTCTTTTTGAAGTAATTCATATTTCTTTTTATCATCTTCATTACAAGTATATTCTTCTTCTGTTTTTTCTTTATCTTCCTCTGCCTTTGTATCCTCTAGCTTTTCTTCTTCTTTTGTATCTTCTTTATTTGCAAAAGAAGTTTCAGTTTCTAATAAGCTAGCTTCTTCCATTATTCCAGCATACTTTCGTTTACCTCTTAAACTCTGGTTGGCGGAGTCCGCTTTATTAGTAAAAGTATTTTCAACTTTTTCTTTTTCGTCTTTCACTTGTTGACCTCCTTCTAATGCTTCTTTTAATGTCTGCATCATACTAAATAAAGTCTTTTTAAAATCTTTTTCATTCTTTGTAAAGGTAGAACTTACTTCTGGAGAAGTTACAGAAGCTCCTTCAAAGCACGGTTCTACGTCCTCTCCAAGAATACATAATTTAGAAAAAGTAGCATCATTAATAATAAAAAATTCCATATTATTAATAGAGTTTTTTGCCCAATGACCCTTTAAAGATTCTTCATCTAATTCCATAGACTGCGGGCGACCTTCTTCAACTACTCTTTTAGCTTCTTCAAATTGTTCAGTCCATAAAAAGCCAGTAGTCATTAAGTATTCTCTTTGAATTACATTACCAAATTCATCATTTTCCTCAAAGGTCTTAAACCAAACCTTAGCATCTGGGGAAACAAAACCGTAAGGAACAGTATTACATGAAATTTTTACTTCTCCATTTTCAATAACGATTTTTTCTCCATGATCGCCGAAATCATCTTTTTCTTCTCTAAAATAACCTACAATTGGCGAACCTCTTAAAGTTTTTGCCATTTCTGTAGCAACTTCTTTTGAAATATAAGAACCATTGCGGTTTTCATTAGTATAGAGAACCTTAATTTCACAAGAGGAAATTAAAGGAGATATATCAGAAGGTTGAAGATTGATAAATTCTGGATTTTCTATCGTACTAACAGATTTATGCATCTATTTTTCCTTTCTAATTTACTTGTATTCACTATCTTCTATAATAAAAAATACTAACATATTATTTATTTCTTTTGTCCAAAAAATAAAATTATTTTTACGACATACTTTCTTTATTAGCAATAGTCTTATCAGATTTTTCAGAATCTTCTTTTTCTTTTCTTCCAACTTCACCGCTATTTGCGGTCTGCACTGTGTTAGAACTCATTGTACTAGACATTAATGGAGGAATAAATAAATTCACTAAATCTAATACTTCATTTTCAAAATAAGCATTTGCTAAAATAGAACTTTGTGATTGACCAAGAGCAATCTGTGGTAACATCTTTGAATAACCCAATTGAACTTGTTCTTTGTATAATTTTGCCATATCTTTATAATTATATATGGTGGTTGGCAAAATTTGCACTCTAAAATAAAACTTTTTTGAATTCTTATTAAAAGGATTTAACAATTCATTCAAAAAAGCTTCAAACTGACACACTAAATTCCAAATAGTCGCTTCATCGTTTAATATAGATTTTTCAAGAGCTAAATTACCATCAGTATTAAATAAGTTTTGAGCAGTACCAGATTCATTATAGACAGTTCTTTCAACTTTATTAAGTTCATCTACTGTTGTAGTTGTATTATTATCAGACATGTCTGCAACATCAACATCCGCAAAAGTAGTAAGAACATCAATGCCTATTGCTCTACCTAACATTTTAACTGCGTTATTATGTAAATCTTTTACTTCATCTGGATCAAAAATTAAATCACCGTTTTTATCAAGAGGAAGTTTTTGAATAATAATTTTTAATAACTTTTGAGCCATTTTCTTTCTGTCTAAAGCTTGAGCTGCATCCAAATCAATTATTGCGGGAATTGTTGACATAAAAATAGGATAATCTTCATTATTAAGATTAAATTTTATCGTATTTTCAGTGTCTAATAAATACCAACCAGTTTCATCATTTGCAAAATCTGGAGCTAATTTACCATCTTTAAAAAGGCTATAGCCTTTTTTAAATTCCGCAGGAAATAAATTTAACATTTTCATTCTTTGAGCGGTGTCCGCAAAATAATCATCAAAGAATCTCATATTAAATTCAACTGCGGGCTTCCCATTTACAGAAAATCTTGAACGACAATACTCAAGCGGTAGCTCTTGGATAGATATTTTATTATTATTAAAAACCTTATATCCATAATAGCAACCATTTTTAATTACCTTTAAAGCAACTTCTCCGAAAAATCTCTTAGGTTCAAATTCATCTAGGTATAACAAAGCTTTATTAAAGGTTTTTAAAATCTTTTCATTCTTTATATTAGAATCTTTATCTATATATGGAGTAATTATCCAATCATATCTATACAAAAAAGCCATATATCTACATAAACGAGAATAAATTCCGCTTATCTTATAATAACAATTAGAAATATTTTTCATTTCTCTTGTATTATTAGAATATATGGTTTTAAGAACAAATTCCTTGTCCGCATATCTTGGATTAATTCTTTTAAAATCCCCTAATTGATAAATAGCATCATCTAAATTCTTCATTCCAACTTTTATTTTTGAAAAGTCTATATTAGGAATTTGAGTATAACTATTTTCTGGTGTCGTATTAAATTTTTTATTTACTTCTTTTCTTCTATTAATCAAAACAGACACCTCTTATCTTCTTCTTAAAATTATAATATCACTTTTTTATTCTTATGTCAAGTTTTTGTAAAAATTTTTTAATATCCTGCCGCTTTAAAAATATAGTCGTAATTAACTTTCGCTTCATCCCAATAGGGAATTAAGACTAAAGTAATTCCATGCTTATTACAATATTCTCTTTTGAGCATATCATTATATTGTTGTTTTCTTAGACCAGTAATTCCCCCAAATTTACTCTTAGGCTTATAATGCTGTATTCCTTGAAACTCAATTAAAAAATCTATTTTATCGTTATCATCGAAAACCGCAAAATCAAATCTAAGAGGATGATTATTATTTGAAACTAAATCTGGAAAACTAAATTCTTCTACAAAATTAACGTCCGCACTATTGAGAATATCTTCTATCTTGATCTCTCCCCTACTAGCTCTCATAAAAGCTCTCCTTCCACATAAAAATATTCCTGTCTCCATATAAGAAACAGGAATATAATATTAAACATTTTTGTTATAAACTTAATTGAAAAACATAAAATCAGAAAAATTCCTTGAATGTCTTTTTCTACCTTTTTCTTCTTCCTCTTTAATATAATACATTCCGTATTCAAGAGCAGAAAATTTATCTTTCTTAATAGACTTAGATACTTGTTTTAATATAATATTTGTACCTTCGTTATCTTCTACTAAATTAAGCATTTCATCTCTCAATATAGTAGTTAAAACAAAAGGCTTGAGTTCTTCTGCTCTCTGGTCAAAATTCATTTCTTGACCTCTCCTTGTAGCCATAAGTTTTGCTTTCGCTTGGTTTTCATCAATTAAGAATTTTACTTTTCCGCTATACATTTGCGTTTGTACGTAAGAGTGAGCTTCTGTATTTAATTGAGCATTGGCTTTTATTAAATATAAAACTCCTTCTTCCACATCTCCGCCTTTAACTTTTTTATATGGGTCTATTGCATCTTGGTATGAACCTCCATAAACTCCAAAAGGCGGAAGTTGGTCTCCAGTTCTGGGGTCTATTTGATATTTTGTCATAAAATCAACTAGACCTGCTCCGTATTTATATTCTATGTAGTTCGCTACTTCTACATACGTTCTCTTATGAACTGCTTATAGTTTCCTATAAGATTAGACTATATCATCACTCTGCCTATTCAACAGAGGCTTTCCGCTTCCACTGTCAATAGCTTACAGTGTACTCCCCAGAGGGATAGTCGTTGAACTTTAATTAAAACTCTAAATTATTAGTAACAGAAGTCCATGTCTTTCTGCCTTTTATCCTTTCAATAGAAGAAGCAGAAACATTAAATTGTTTTGCTATAAAAGCACAAGACTTTCCTTCTTTTATTAAATCTACTATTTCATAAATATCTTTTTCTATTAGTTTAGCACTAGGATTTCTTTCTCCATTATTATTTCTTAGTCCAATCTTTATAGCATGTTGAGTATTCTCGTAATTAGTTACCCATTCTAAATTTTCTAAATTATTATTTCTTTTATTTCCATCTTTATGATTTACTTGTAATTGTTCCATATTTTCTACTGGATTAAAATTTTGTAAAATTAATCTATGTACTGAATAACGATGTCTTTTTCCATCTATGGACATCATTTGAACTTTTTCATATCCATTTTTATCTAATTGATGATTGAGAAATTTATTAGTTTTTTCACTATAAGTTCTTCCATCATCTGTTACATAGTAATTAAATTTTAATGTATATTTACAAATAGTAATTAATTTTCTTTCCATAATCTAAAACCTCCGAAAAAAGCTTTAGTTTTAATTCTTAGCTGCTGATTGCCATATACTTTTCGTACTTAGGGTTCCAGCAATTCAAAAAGTTTTAAAATGACGCCGATCGTTTTAACGCCATTTGCATCAATAACCATTCTTTTAGGTTTAAAATTATAATATAATTGTTTTAAATGTATAGCTTGATCTTCAAAATCTTCCGCATCATATGAATATATATTTACTATAGATTTTAAAGAAGAACCTTGTAGAGAAGGAAGCACCCTTATAACTACTGCTTCTGTTGTACATCTAAATCTACCAACGTCCACACCTATTATATAATAAGCACCTCTCTGATTTTGTCTTGCTGTTTTTCCATATTCTGGTTCTACCAGAACTCTATATTTGTCAAATTTTT